CTCGTGCTGAACATTGGGCTGGAAAAAACAGATGGTTCGGTCAAGACCGAGCTATGACGTTTACAGCTTTTGAAATCCATAAGGATCTAGTCGAAAAAGAAGGATTTGATCCAAAATCAAATGATTATTATCAGGAAATTGACAAAAGAATAAGAGTTGACTTTCCTCATAAATTTGATAGAAGTGGAGATAGAAAAACGTCCGAACCCGTTCAGACGGTTGCTTCTGCGACAAGAAGCGTTAAACCAGGACGCCAAACTGTGAGACTCACGCCTTCACAGGTAGCAATTGCTAAAAAATTAGGTGTGCCACTCGAAGAATATGCAAAACAATTAAAACTCACGAAGGAGGCATAAGCATATGACAAAAGAAACAAAAACTACTTCTCGTGCGAATCAAACTAGGTCTAAAACTGAAAGACCCAAAGTATGGATTCCTCCATCATCTCTAGATGCTCCCAAGCCGCCTGCAGGATACAGGCACAGATGGATCAGAGCTGAAAGCGTCGGTTTCGATGATACTAAGAACGTCACGGGTAAATTAAGATCCGGATGGGAATTAGTGAGAGCTGACGAATATGAAGGCGAAGATTATCCCGTTGTTAAAGACGGAAAATATGCTGGGATTATAGGGGTAGGTGGCCTATTGCTGGCTAGGATATCGGAAGAGCTCGCGAAGCAACGTACTGAGTATTATAAGAAACAAACTGATGCTCGAGACGAAGCAGTGAAGCACGATCTCATGAAGGAACAGCATCCAAGTATGCCGATCAATGTTGATCGACAGACTAGCGTAACCTTCGGTGGTACAAAGAAAAGTTAATTTTTTAACAATTCTCAAACCAACGAAATTTAATTAACCGTTTACAGGTAAAACTGTAAACAAGGAGTAACAAACTATGGCAAATAGTAACACGCAAGGTTTTGGACTTATTGCGGGAGGAACGTTAGGATCAACTCCAGCGACTTCCGGTCAAGGTAAGTACTTTATCGATGCAGCTTACGCTACCACATTATATAGTGGTGGGGCCGTTGCTTCAGCAGCAGGGTATATAGTAGATGGTCAAACGGCCGATGCACCTGTGCTGGGAGTACTAAATGGAATCTTCTATAATGCGGCTACAACTTTGAAGCCGACATGGTCGAACCATTATGTACAAGTAACACCTGCGAATTCAGAAGACATAACTGCTTTCGTATACGATAACCCACAACAATTATATACGGTATCGACTGACGACACGGTCGCACAAGCCGGGTTTCTAGAAACGTATGACATGAATGTCTCTGCTGGTAGTACAACTACTGGTAAGTCTTCAGCTACTCTAGATATCGGCGATACAAGTGCGGACGCAGCCTCATGGAGATTAATAAGATCAGCAGAAGATCCTTCAAATCAGGATATTACTGCTGCTTATGCCTCCGTAGTAGTTGTTCCAAACCTGATTGAACTACAATCATAATAGGAGTATATAGAACATGGCAATATCACGAGCACAGCTAGTTAAAGAACTAGAACCTGGTCTAAATGCACTATTTGGGCTGGAATATAAGAGGTACGACCAAGAGCATAAAGAAATTTATGCAGAAGAATCATCTGACAGAGCTTTCGAAGAGGAAGTAATGTTAAGTGGTTTTGCGAACGCAGACGTAAAACCTGAAGGTCAAGGCATAAGCTACGACGAAGCTCAGGAAACTTTTACGGCACGTTACACTATGGAAACGATCGCTCTAGCATTTGCGATAACAGAAGAAGCTATGGAGGATAACCTCTATGACAGACTTTCTTCTCGTTATACAAAAGCTTTAGCACGTTCTATGGCTAATGCTAAACAAGTGAAAGCAGTGGTTCCATTAAACAATGGACTCCCTGGCGTAGCTACCTTCAAAACAGGAGATGGCGTTTCTTTAATAAACGCTTCTCACCCAACTGTTGCAGGTACATTTAGCAATACATTATCTACAGCAGCAGACCTTAACGAAACATCTTTGGAGCAGTCTTTGATTGACATTGCTGCATTCACTGATGAACGTGGTCTTAAAATTGCGGCTAGAGGAATGAAGATGGTTCTTCACTCTAACCAACAATTTACTGCTGAAAGACTGATGAAGTCTCCAGGAAGAGTTGGAACTGCTGATAATGACATCAACGCAATCAAAAACATGGGGATGCTTCCTCAAGGATTTGTAGTTAACCACTACTTATCTGACACTGATGCGTTTTACATCATTACAGACGTTCCTAACGGAATGAAGTATTTCAACAGAGCACCATTGAAAACAGCAATGGAAGGCGACTTTGATACTGGTAACGTTAGATACAAAGCTAGAGAAAGATACGTCTTCGGATGTTCTGACCCTAGAGGTATCTATGCATCACCTGGTGCGTAATACATCTAACAATTAACGAAATGAGGCCGCCTTAAAACGGCCTCATTTTTTATGTAAACTTCTAAACTCATGAAAAAATTCAGAATTCAAATAAAATATTGTGGCTATTCCGCGGATTTTACCGTCACATGTGAAGATACTCCTCAAGGTATCGAAAACTCTATCCTTGACAAACTAGGAAAAAATGAGGTATTATTTGAAAAAAATGGATTTACTGCAAAAAACGGTAAATGGATAACCTATGAGGAGGTTACAAATGACCCAAGACCTGTACATTACGAAGAAGTCCTTGGAGTTAGAATGGCAACAAGAGCACCTGAAGGAGGGCAAGCATAATATCCGAATGATTGAAATCAATAGAAAAATCCAGGATATTATTAAAGAGATCGTTGCCAAAGAGTTTGAAGAACAAACGCTTCAAACTAAAATAAACGAGGCCAAGGCCGAAGTTTCGATAGCCACTTAAGCGTTATCACAAAATCATATAAAAGCTACAGGATCACTTGCGCCAAATTTAAATTTGGGGTATAAATCAATTACTATACAATTATTAATTAGATCTAGACGCGTATAGTCGACGGCCTAGAGACTAGATCTTACAAACTAGGAGGATTATAATTATGGCAAAAACTACATTTTCGGGACCAGTCTATTCGAAGAATGGATTTATTAATACAGGTCCTGGCAATACAATAAGTTTAACTGCTGATACAACTTTAACAGTTGCAGCTCATGCGGGTAGACTTTTACTTACAAACGATGCGGATGGTAAATTTACATTACCTACAATCAACGCTAGTTCAAATAGCGCTGTAGCCGGTGATACCGACTACAATAACCTTAACAATATTGGTGCAAGTTTTCATTTCTATGTGGCAACAGCTGCAACGGATATGGACATCTTAACTGATGGAACTGATATGTTCGTTGGGGCAATTATGCTTGCTGTGGATAATGGTGCTAAAAAAGCTTTTATACCAGGAGGCAGTGACGATGTAATCACTATGACGGGTAGTACCGCAGGTGGTCTTGTAGGAAGTGTTGTTACAATTACAGCAATTGCTGACGATGAGTATTTGGTGCATGATTCTTTAGTACTGGCAACAGGAACTATAGTAACACCATTTGCTACCGCGTAATAAATAAAATAATGTGAGCTCCTTCGGGAGCTCACGACTAAGGAGAAAATTATGAGCACATATCCAGTAGATATAAAATCTACAAACCTTACTGGTACCGGTACTATTTTTGCAGGACCTTGTAGAGTTCTTGGAGTCTATTATGACGCGACTGCAGGAGCTGGTACGATTGAAATTTTAGATAATGCGACAAGTCTATGTACGTTAAATACACCAGATGGTTCTACTTATTCGCATAGTCAGTATCTTCAATTTCCAGGCACAGGTTTGAGATGCTTAACCAGCGGAAAAGCAACTTTAACTACTATAAATAAAGTTACATTCTTTTACGGTTAGGGGAGGTAGTATATGACTATTGCTACCACAAATACGTTTGAAAAGACGTTTGCTATTGATGAAGTTATTGAAGACGCATATGAACGTATTGGTCTGCAAGCGACTTCGGGCTATCAATTAAAAACAGCTAAAAGATCTTTAAATATTTTATTTCAAGAATGGGGTAATAGAGGTTTACATTATTGGGAAGTAGCTAATTCTAGTTTTACCTTAGTTACAGATCAAAGTGAATATATTATTTATAGATCTACAGGAGATGGTACTTCTGATGCAACAGCTATCTATGGTGCAGCAGATATATTAGAAGCCTCTTATAGAAATGCATCTAGTGTAGATTCACCACTTACTAAAATTGATCGATCTACTTATCAAGCTTTATCTAATAAAACAGCAACGGGAACTCCTTCTCAGTATTGGGTACAGAGATTTATTGATAGAACAACGATGACAATTTATTTGACTCCGAGTTCAACTCAGAATGGTCACACTATAAATTATAATTATATTAAAAGAATTAAAGATGTGGGAGCTTTTACTAACGTAGGAGATGTTCCTTATCGTTTTGTTCCTTGTATGGTAGCAGGACTATCTTTTTATTTAAGTCAAAAATATAATCCTGAATTATCTCAACAAATGAAACTTTATTATGAGGACGAATTAACACGAGCCTTAGCAGAAGATGGTTCGCCATCGAGTACTTATATAACCCCTAAAACTTATTACCCGAGTGTATAATGGCTAAATTTGCAAGAGGACAATACGCATTATCAATTTCAGATCGATCCGGTCAGGCTTTTCCTTATTTGGAAATGGTGAGAGAATGGACTGGAGCCTGGGTACATATTTCAGAATATGAACCAAAATCTCCATTGATCCAGCCTAAGCCCGTAGGAGCGGATCCTCAAGCAGTACAAAGAGCTCGTCCTGCAAGAACTGAATTTTATACTCCTACAATTTTACCTAATAACCCTTTTACTACTACTGGTTCTTCTACAACAGTCACGGTTGATCAACCAAACCATGGCCGTTCGACTGGAGATGCGGTTCGATTTAGAAATGTTATTTCTTATGTAGGAGGGGTTTCTCCAATTATTTTTATGTTAGAAACTACTCTTGCTTCTGATCTTACTGATTCGGCAACCTCTTTAACTTTAACTGATTCTACAGCTTTTCCTTCTACAGGTTATATTGTTGTACAACCAGGAGCTAATGATAATGAAACTATTAAATACACAGCAAATAATACAGGTACCGGAGTTCTTTCTGGTTTAACTAGAGGTTCTTCAGCACCGACTTATAATTTAACTCCTCAAACAACGACAGCTTCGGCGCATAGCTCAGGAGTTCAGATAAGAGGTTCTTATAGTATTACGAAAGTAGATGCTAATTCTTACACCTTTACATTGGTGACAGCGGCTACTACAACAGAAGAAGGAGGAGGTTATCCGGCGTTCGCAGGCCCGGTTAACGCTAGAGCATAATGGCAGGATATACACTTTCAGCATTAGAAGCTGATCTTAGAAGTTATACTGAAGTAGACAGTAATGTTTTTACTGGTGCTATTCTAAGCAGATTTATAGAAAATGCAGAATATCGGGTGATGAGAGATTGTCCTATTGATGCAGATCGAAAAGCTCAAACAGGAAATTTAGTTACAGGTCAGTCTACAATTAATGCACCTGCGGGATGTTTATTTGTTAGGGGAGTTCAAGTTTATACTTCTACAAGTGTTTCTACCGGCGCTAATGAATGGCTAGAAAAAAAGGATAGAACCTATTTGCAGGAATATATTCCTGCTGAAACAGACAAAGGAGCCCCTAAATACTACGCTATGTTCGGAGGAGCTACGGGAACAACAGATACTACTTCGGGGCGTATGATGTTTGCACCTGTTCCTGATAGTACTTATGTATTTAAGGTTCATTTTAATGCTAAACCTACGAGTTTAGTTACAGATACGAGTGGAACTTATATCAGTCTATATTTTCCAGCAGGGCTTTTATATGCGTGCCTAATAGAGGCATATGGCTTTTTAAAAGGCCCAATGGACATGTTGACACTATATGAAAATAGGTATAAACAAGAATTAGAGAAATTTGCTGCGGAGCAAATTGGAAGACGGAGACGAGATGATTATACGGATGGAACAATTCGAATACCCATTCAGTCACCAAATCCGTAATAGGAGATAAATATGACAATAACATCAGCAATTTGTAACAGTTTCAAACAAGAAATTTTAGAAGCCGAACATAATTTCACTGCTTCTACAGGTAATACTTTTAATCTAGCGTTATACGATAGTAGCGCAGATTTAAGTAAATCTACAACCGTTTATACAACTTCAGAAGAACTAGCAACTACTGGTGGCTATACGGCAAAAGGAAACGCTTTAACAAGTGTAACTCCTGTGTTGGCTACGGATACAGCGATCTGTGATTTTGCAGATACTAGTTGGACATCTGCTTCATTTACGGCACGAGGTTGTTTAATTTTTAATGATTCGCACTCGAGTGACGCTGCAGTTTGTGCCATTGATTTTGGTGGAGACAAAACCGTTACCAGTGGAACTTTCACAGTAGAGTTTCCAGCGGCAGCGGCATCAACAGCAATCATACAGATAGCATAAGGAGTCCTTCCTTATGGCTGCAACATGGGGCACTAATGTTTGGGGGGCCAATACTTGGTCATCTGAAACCATTACCATTTCATTAACCGGCGTATCAGCAACAACTTCCGTAGGAAGTGTTGACGCGTCTGTTCAACCTGGTTGGGGTACTCTTGAATGGGGATACAATGGCTGGGGATCGGTTGACGAAGGAATCGTTAGACCTAGCGGAGTTTCAGCGACTACCAGCGTAGGAGCAATTACACCAGCGGATGTGATGGGGCTTACAGGAGTCTCAGCTACTACTTCTTTAGGAACCGTTACAGCGGTTGCGGATGTAACCGTCTCTTTAACAGGAGTTTCTGCCA